TGAAAAAGTTAAAAACAACGCAACATCATTCGTTGAATTTGCAAAAGTACTGGGTCTTTCAGGCGTAGGAGGAGTAGCGTCTGGACTTGGAACAGCAATAAGTGCTATGGGTGATGCACTTTCAAGTAAACTCTTTAAAGAAAAAACACCGATTGAAAAGTTTGTAGAGTTTAGTAAGTTAGATGTAGGTGACCCCACAAAATTAAAAGATAAAGCAGAAGCATTTGCTGCGTTTATGTATGGATTTACAACTAAACCAGGAAAATCTAGACCACCGCCAGTACAACCAGCAGCCGCACCAGCACCGGCCGCGGCTCCAGCACCTGCCCCAGCACCGGCAGCAAGCGCAGTAAGGCCGGTATCCCCGCCAGCACCTGCCGCGGCCCCAGCACCTGCCCCAGCACCGGCAGCAAGCGCAGTAAGGCCGGTATCCCCGCCAGCACCTGCCGCGGCCCCAGCACCGGCAGCAAGCGCAGTAAGGCCGGTATCCCCGCCAGCACCGGCAGCAAGTGCAGCAAGACCCGCATCTTCCACGGGCCGATCTGGTGCAGATGAAATGTCAGCAGATTCGCAGAAAAATTTGGCTGGTATAAAACAAACTTTACTCGATAAGGGTATAAAAGATGAAAATTATATTAATGCCATACTTGGCAATATAATGAAAGAAAGCGGCGGTAAAATAGTAGAAGAAAATTTAAATTATGGTAAAACATCAAATGATCGTATTAGAAGTATTTTTGGAAAACGTGCAGCCAGATTTTCAGATCAAGAGTTGGATGTTATTAAAAAAGATCCACAAAAAATGGCAGAAGCGATGTATGGTGGAGAAACATCCGTTGGTAAAGCGTTTGGTAATACAGAGGCAGGTGATGCTTGGAAATATAGAGGGCGTGGTTATATACAATTAACTGGTAAAAATAATTACGCAGCAGCATCAAAAGCAATTTACGGTGATGACAGACTTTTAAAAAACCCAGATTTGCTTAATAGACCAGAAGTAGCCAATGAAGTAGTTGCATGGTTTATGCAACAAAATAAATCTTCTATGCAAAAACATCTTAAAATAGGTTCTGGTCCTATGTCAAAAGCTCAAGCAAATCTATTAGCCACTAGTCAAATAGCAGGAGTGGCGATAACTCCTGGTAAAGGTGGATATTTGGCTGAAGAAGTTTTAAGTAAAGTTGACAAATATTCATCTCAGGTGGCGGGCATACAACCAGGCGAACAAAAAACAACCGGCACTGGGGCAATTGCGGTTGCACCAGAAGATGCACTTAAATTAATTAAATTTAGCGGTCATGGTGCCGGCGCAAAAGAAAACTGGAATAAGTTGAACCCCGATTTCAGAAATAGATTCCTTGCGTTGTTATCTGATCCTGCGTGGGGAGGTCAAACAATACCATATATTAGTGGCCAGCGTAGTGATGAACAGCAAGAAAATTTATATAAAAGATGGAAAGCAGCTGGAGGTAGTATTCCCGATAAACCTACCGCTGATGGAATTACAACACCAGTGCCACCCATAAGCATGGGAGGTAAACCTAATTCTCATAATTTAGGATTAGCGATTGACGTGGGCAGAGAAGGCTTGTCTAAATTAGAAGCAAGTGGTTTACTAGGCAAATATGGATTCCGTTCAGGTAATACATTTAGAACACCAGATCCAGTCCATATACAGGATGCTGGGTATCGTGCAGCACGAAATGGAGCAATAGTTGAACCAAAAACTGGTGGATCATTAATGCAAGTCGGTGAAGGCGGTCAGGCCGAAGCAATAGTGCCACTACCTGATGGTAGATCAATACCAGTTACTATAAAAAATAGTTCAGAGCAAATGTCAGGAATGAAAGAATTATTTACTGCAATGACAGATAAGTTTGATACCATGATTGATCTATTATCACAAGGTAATAGAATCAGCCGTGATATTCAAATGAATACCCTTTAAATAATAAATACTAGATGGCCTATAAACGTAAATTTAGCAATCAACATGGTTCACTAAGCCCAATTAGTGGTAGTAATAGTAATAGCGGTTCATGGAATGCCGGTATGGGTAATGAATCAACCGGCGGTTGGACTAATGATTTTGCTTATCGTAACTGGCAAAGCCGCCTGCCCGAAGTTTATACAGGACATCCAAACCGTATTGAACGCTATAATCAGTATGAAATGATGGATGTTGATCCAGAAATTAATGCATGCCTGGACATACTTAGCGAGTTTAGCACTCAACTAAATGAACATAATAAAACTCCATTCCAAATACATTTTCATGGCGAGCCGACACAAACAGAAGTTGATCTAGTATCAAAACAGTTAAAACAGTGGTGTAAATTAAATGAATTTGAAACCAGAGCATTTAAGATATTCCGGAATACTGTAAAGTACGGTGATCAGGTATTTGTACGTGATCCAGAAACTTTTAAATTATTCTGGATTGATATGACCAAGGTGGTTAAAGTAATTGTAAATGAAAGTGAAGGTAAAAATCCAGAGCAGTATGTACTTAAAGATATAAATCCAAACTTGCAAAATCTAACTATAGCAGAAAAAACTACTACCGATTTCCAAGCACAACCTCCAACTGCGGGATATAGTGCACCCTATAGTTACACAGTACCTAATGAACCATATGGAACAACCGGTAGCCGTTTTAGTCTAGGCATAAATGAAAATGCAGTAGATGCTAAACACATTGTTCACCTAAGCCTAACTGAAGGCTTAGATCGTTATTGGCCATTTGGGCAAAGCATATTGGAAAATATTTTTAAGGTATATAAGCAAAAAGAATTACTTGAAGATGCCATACTAATATATCGCGTGGCACGTGCACCAGAGCGACGTATATTTAAAATTGATGTTGGTAATATGCCAAGCCACATGGCTATGGCATTTGTAAACCGGATAAAAGATGAAATACACCAGCGCCGTATACCAAGTATACATGGTGGACAAGCAGTAGTAGACGCTACATATAATCCATTATCTATTAATGAGGATTACTTCTTTCCTGTAACAGCAGATGGACGTGGCAGTGATGTAACAACTCTTGCCGGTGGCCAAAACTTGGGCGAAATTGATGACTTAAAATATTTTAATAATCGTCTTGCACGTGGACTACGTGTGCCAAGCAGTTATTTGCCTACTGGACCAGAAGATAGTGAACGACCATTAGTTGATGGTAAAGTTGGCACGGCAATGATACAAGAGTACCGTTTTAATCAGTATTGTGAACGTCTACAAGGATATATTTCACGTAAATTAAATGATGAATTTAAATTGTTCCTACGGTGGCGTGGTTTTAATATAGACTCAGCCTTGTTCGACATATCGTTTAATCCACCACAAAATTTTGCTGCGTATCGCCAGAGCGAACTTGATAAAGATCGGGTAAACACATTTACTGCAATGGCGCAATTACCTTATATTTCTACCCGTTTTGCGATGAAACGTTTCTTAGGTCTTAGCCAAGAAGAAATTAAAGAAAATGAAAAATTGTGGGGTGAAGAACGGGAAGAACCAGAAGCAGGCGAAGGAGCATCAGCCGATTTACGTAGTGTGGGTATAAGCAGTGCGGATGTCGAGGGTGATATAGAAACAGCGGAAGGCATGGAAGAAGCGCCTCCAGAAGGTGGTATGGCACCGGAAGTAACTGCGCCGGTAACACCCGCGCCAACTGGTGGCGCTCCAGGTGCACCAGCAGGCGCACCTCCTGCAGTATAAGATAAATATATAAATGTTCCTAAGAGAATTTTTTGAAGCAGCACCAGAGGGTTGGCAAGATCGCCAAGACGATCATAGTCAGCCTAAATGGGGTGAATCACGTAAAACTAAATTAACGTTACGTGAGATTAATAAGTTGCGTCGTATGCAAGAAGTGCAGGCATATGAGCGTGCTAGGGACTTAAAAAAGATACGGAAACAGTATGCGCCACCAGCACAGGGTGGTGGACCAACACTATAGTACTAGTTAAACCTTAAAACGTTAAAAAAGCGCATTTATTGCGCTATTTTTTTGTATACAGGGTAAATATACTTACAAGCCATTTAATCTAAAGGAGTAAAAATGTCTACAGCAAAATTTGAAAAGTTAATTGATCTAATTATTAATGAAGATCAAGAACGTGCAGAACAATTATTTCACGAAATCGTAGTTGAAAAGAGTCGTGAAATCTACGAAGGTCTGATGGAAGAAGATGACCTAGAAGAAGATATGACCACAGGTCTAATGGACGAAATCGAAATGGAAGAAACAGATGATCTTGCCATGGAAGATGAAGTCGAAGACGAAGACGAAGAAATCTCTGGTGATTTTGACGTTGAAGGCGGAGATGACATGGAAGACATTGGTGATGACATGGGCGATGAAGGCATGGGCGACGACATGGGCGATGCTGATATGGGTTCCGAAGAGGCTGCAACCAAAGATGATATTATGGATCTAGAGGACAAACTAGACCAATTGTTAGCCGCTTTCGAAGAAGAATTTGGTGCTGAGGAAGAAGGCGAAGAAGAGGAAGAAGGCGAAGAAGAGGAAGAAGGTGAAGAAGAGGGTGAAGAAGAATCCGGCGTAATGGAAGCCGTAGAAATGAAGAAAGTATCCGTAACCCACACCGACGGTAGCGATTCCGGTAGCCGTAAAGGTCCAGTTGCCGCCAATTCTGGTGCAGCAGGTATGGCCTCTAAGCCAGTAAAATTCAGTGATGGTGGTCAAGCACAACCAAGCGGTCCAAAAGGTCCAAGCAATGCTTATAGCAAAGGTGAAGGCCAGGTTAAAGGCGCAGGTTCCTTCAAGAATGCACCAGGCGTAAATGGTGGCAAGACTGAAGCCGCTCCAAAGCCAGAAATGAAGCAAGCCTCCGGTGTAAACGTTAAAGATGTTGTGCCTGAGAGCAAGCGTTCCGCTAAGAAGATGATTAAGTAAAGGTTTAGGTTAAAATGGCTTTGTACCTAAAGGAAAACTTAACATTTGATAGGGCCAGTATGGTCGTTGAAAGTGTTAAGGAAGGTGAGTTGAAGAACCTTTATATGAAGGGTATCTTCATCCAGGGTGGGGTAAAGAACGCTAATGAGCGTGTTTACCCCGTGCCCGAAATTGAAAAAGCCGTGGAACAACTAAACAACCAAATACGTGAAGGCAATTCCGTTCTAGGTGAAGTAGATCACCCTGATGATCTAAAAATCAATTTAGATCGTGTAAGCCACATGATTACAAATATGTGGATGGATGGCCCAAACGGTTATGGTAAGTTAAAGATTCTACCTACTCCAATGGGGCAACTAGTGTCTACCATGTTGGAGAGCGGAGTAAAACTAGGTGTCAGTAGTAGAGGCAGCGGAAACGTTGATGATTCTAGTGGCAAAGTCAGTGACTTTGAAATAGTCACTGTGGACATAGTAGCACAACCTAGTGCACCAAATGCATATCCAAAAGCAATATATGAGGGTCTAATGAACATGCGTGGAGGCCACCGTGTATTAGACAATCTAAAGGGTACAAATTTGGATAAAGATGCTAAAGTCCAACAATACCTTAGAGAGGAAGTAACACGCCTCATTAAGGATCTTAAAATAAAAGGGAAAGCATAAAATGTTAGATGCTATCAAGCCATTGCTAGAAAGCGGAATCGTTAATGCAGATACTGCCAAGGCTATAAATGAAGCCTGGGAGTCTAAATTAAACGAAGCCCGTGAAGAAGTACGTGCTCAACTGCGTGAAGAATTTGCGGGTAAGTACGAACATGATAAGAATGTAATGGTAGAAGCCCTTGATAAAATGGTTACAGAAAGCCTATCCAGTGAAATTGCTGAGTTCAACGAAGAGCGTAAGCAAATGAACGAGGACCGTGTAAAGGCACAACAAAAACTACGTGAAAATGCAGGCAAATTCAACGATTTTATGGTCACTAAACTGGCCGAAGAATTGCGCGAATTACGCCAGGATCGTAAGTTACAAACAGAATCCCGCGATAAGTTGGAGCGTTTTGTTGTTGCAGCCCTAGCAAAGGAAATTCGTGAGTTTGAAACAGACAAACGTGCTGTAGTTGAAGCCAAAGTAAAATTAGTTGCCGAAGCAAAAGATCAACTAGCCAAATTAAAGGCTAAATTTGTTGCTGAAAGTGCTAAGAAAGTAGGCGGGTTAGTAGCCACCCAACTCAAGGGTGAAATTGGTCAATTGAAGAAGGATATCAAAGAAGCACGTGAAAGCCAGTTTGGCCGCCGTCTATTTGAAGCCTTCGCTGCCGAGTTTAGTGCAACCCACTTAAACGAAAAGAACGAGACACGTAAGTTACTCGCTCAACTAGCAGAAAAAGAAAGTCAATTAGCCGAATCTGCCAAAACAGTAAAAAATGCTCAACGTATAGTTGAGTCCAAAGAACGTGAAGTTCGCATGATTAAGGAATCCAATCTACGTGAGCGTACCATGAGTGAATTACTAGGTACACTAAACGAAGAAAAGGCCGAAGTTATGAAGAACTTACTAGAAAGCGTCCAGACTCCAAAGTTAAAGACTGCTTTCGATAAGTATCTACCAGCAGTACTAAATCAGGGTAAGGAACCAAAGCCTGCACAAACTAAGCAAGCATTGACCGAAAACCGTCAAGTACTAACTGGTGATAAAACTGCCAATAAGGCCGAACAAGAAGATGAACACGGTGATAACCTAGTACTCTTCAAGCGCCTGGCAGGGCTCTAAAAACTGACATTAATAAGGAGAAAACATACAATGTCTAAAGTTCTATTAGAAAGCCGTTGGGGCGAAACCAAAGAAGCCCTGCTAGAAGGCTTAAACGGCACCCGCCGTTCATCCATGGGTGTTATCCTAGAAAATACCCGTAAGCAGTTACTTGCTGAAAGTTCAGCAGGTACAACAGTAGCCGGTAATATTGCTACACTAAACCGTGTAATACTACCAGTTATCCGCCGTGTCATGCCAACCGTTATTGCTAACGAGTTAGTAGGCGTACAGCCAATGACAGGTCCAGTAGGTCAAATCCATACTCTACGTGTTCGTTACGCCCAGGCCCTAGGCCCATACGGTGGCAGCGATCCACAAAACGTAGCAGGTGTATACGCCGGCGATGAGGCACTAAGCCCATTCAAAATTGCTCAAGCATATTCACGTACACCTGATGGAGTTACTACTGCTCCAGGCACACCACCATTCTACACTGCTGCCGATACAGCAACACTAGAAGGTAACGGTGGTAAGCCAATCAGCGTCCAAATTTTACGTCAAGCCGTAGAAGCCAAGAGCCGTAAACTCCAGGCACGTTGGACATTTGAAGCAGCACAAGACGCACAAAGCCAGCACGGCATTGACGTTGAGGCTGAAATCATGGCTGCTCTAGCACAAGAAATCACTGCTGAAATTGATCAGGAAATCCTCCTATCACTACGCAGTCTTGCCGCTACTGAGTTCACATACAACCAGGCTACCGTTTCCGGTACAGCCACATTCGTTGGTGACGAACATGCTGCTCTAGCCGTTCTAATCAACCGTGTTGCTAACCTAATCGCCCAGCGTACACGCCGTGGCGCAGGTAACTGGGCTGTTGTTTCTAGCGAAGCCCTAACTGTTCTACAGAGTGCTACAACTTCTGCATTCGCACGTACAACAGAAGGTACATTCGAGGCTCCAACAAACACCAAGTTTGTTGGTACACTAAACAACGCTATGCGTGTGTTCGTTGACTCCTATGCTCCAACAGGAACACCAGTTCTAGTTGGTTACAAGGGTTCCAGCGAAACAGACGCAGCAGCATTCTACTGCCCATACATTCCATTGATGAGCAGCGGTGTTGTTCTAGATCCAACAACATTCGAGCCAGTCGTATCCTTTATGACAAGATATGGCTACGTGGAGCTAACCAATACTGCATCAAGTTTTGGAAATGCAGCCGATTATCTCGGAGAAATAGCTGTCACAAATGTGACGTTTCAATAAGTTAGTACTTACTAACTGCAATAAAAAAGGGGACTTAAGTCCCCTTTTTTTATACCTGGGTTGTTTTCTTGTATGGTCCTCTTGATTTATCTTGTTGAGATGGCCTTTTTCTGCCACCCAACAACCATCCATCATCAAGCCATTGTTGTAAGATATCTGCTTTGACTTTTTTTTCTACGCCATCTTTGTTTATACTGATGTTTCCACTAACTGCATTAGAGTAACGATTTTTTTGATCCGATGAACGAACTTTTCCTTTATTAGCTACACTGCGTTTTAATTTTTCTTCATCGCTCATATGGCCGCGAACAAATCCAATCATAGAATTTCTTTTCTTTTCACTAGATTCACGGCTCATTTTTTTACCAATTTGACTTTGACCTATTAATTTTTTGGTTTCTTCCGTATGCTTTTTACCCCTATTTTTTCTACCACCCTTATACTGTTCACCCTCTAATTTCTTACCTTTGTTCCATGGTTCACGACCACGCATAAACTCACTATGTAGTTTAATGAGTTCTTCACGATTTTTGGCATATGCACGAACAATCTTACTATCAAGTACACGACCCATATGCTCACCACCTACGTTCATCATATTGAATGCATAACGCATTTTGGCTAAATCATTGCCACTAGTCATTTTGGTTAATAGCCAGTGGCACCATGCATGGTCATGATACGTTAGTCTTACTAAATTATCTGGTTCATCAGTGCCACCTAATGACCGTGGAATAATATGATGTACCTCACTTTGTTCATGTGAGTCATCAACCCTACGTTTTTCTATAATTGCATAGTACCAGCGTGTATATTTGGATTCGTTGAAGATATGTTTCATATACTTATTTATCCCTTGCTATAATAAATGTCACTTTCCAGTAATATAATATACGATTTTATTATGCATGTCAACCAATTAAATACTTATACTTCACAATCGGGATGGGGAGACTAGGGGAATCAGTAAAATGGTTCTCCTTTTTATTTGTATCTAGATAAATACCTCTATAGGATTTATAAAAAAATGGCACAGGAAATTATTAATGTTGGTATGCTGCCTAATGATGGTACTGGTGATCCTTTGCGGGTAGCGTACCAGAAGATTAACAGTAATTTTACTGAAATTTTTGGTACTTGGATGGTAACTACTTCTGTCAATATTGATTTAGATTTTGGCACATTTGGTGGTCCTGCAACTGGGCTTAATATGGATTTTGGCGCATTTGCTTAAAGGGGTAAAAGAATGGCAAGTTTAAGACTAAAGCGTGGAACAGAGGCACAGCGGTTGACTATTACACCGTTGGAGGGTGAATTAATATATACTACTGACACAAATAAGTTATATGTTGGTAACGGAACAACACTTGGCGGAGTACTTGTTGCTGGTTTGAGTGGTTATAGTGGCCTTGATGGTACTGCAGGTTCTACTGGTTTGAGTGGTTATAGTGGGGTCGCAGCCGCGGCCGGCACCAGTGGTTATAGTGGTATTAATGGACTACCGGGTACTAGCGGCTACAGTGGCGTGGGCGGCCCTGGTTTCAGTGGTTATAGTGGTGAAGCAGGCCTGCCAGGTACAAGTGGTTACAGTGGCGAAACAGGAGCACCAGGTACAAGTGGTTACAGTGGCGAAGCAGGTTTACCGGGCACTAGTGGTTATAGTGGCGAAACAGGAGCACCAGGTACAAGTGGTTACAGTGGCGAAACAGGAGCACCAGGTACAAGTGGTTACAGTGGTATTGATGGACTACCAGGCACCAGTGGTTACAGTGGTATTGATGGACTACCAGGCACCAGTGGTTATAGTGGTATTGATGGACTACCAGGCACCAGTGGTTATAGTGGTATTGATGGACTACCAGGCACCAGTGGTTATAGTGGTATTGATGGACTACCAGGTACAAGTGGTTATAGCGGGTTCGACGGTTTATCTGGATACAGCGGCACTGAAGGTCTTTCTGGCTGGAGTGGATTCAGCGGCCAACCTGGTGGATTGAGTGGTTATAGCGGAGAGTCTGGTTTATCAGGCACAAGTGGTTACAGCGGCGAATCTGGAGCCAGCACTAGTGGTTACAGTGGAATTAGTGGATTAGACGGAGTGAGTGGATTCAGTGGTCAGCCTGGCGGATTAAGCGGTTATAGTGGTGAAACAGGCGTAAGTGGCTACAGCGGCATTGATGGACTACCGGGTACCAGTGGCTACAGTGGTATTGATGGACTATCAGGTACAAGTGGTTATAGTGGTATTGATGGACTATCAGGTACAAGTGGTTATAGTGGTGAAGCAGGCCTACCAGGTACAAGTGGCTACAGTGGCGAAGCAGGTCTACCAGGTACAAGTGGTTATAGTGGCGAAGCAGGTCTATCAGGCACCAGTGGTTATAGTGGTATTGATGGACTACCAGGTACAAGTGGTTATAGCGGCGAATCAGGCGTGTCTGGATTTAGCGGATTAGATGGTGTATCTGGATATAGCGGCACTGAGGGTCTTTCTGGCTGGAGTGGATTCAGCGGTCAACCTGGTGGATTGAGTGGTTACAGCGGCGAAACCGGTTTACCAGGCACTAGTGGCTACAGTGGCGAAACAGGAGCACCGGGTACAAGTGGCTACAGTGGCGAAGCGGGTCTACCAGGTACAAGTGGCTACAGTGGCGAAGCGGGTCTACCAGGTACAAGTGGTTATAGTGGCGAAGCAGGTCTATCCGGAGTAAGTGGTTACAGTGGTGTTAATATTAGTGCTATTGTAAGCGCAAGTGCTCCTGGTTCTCCTGTAATTGGTATGTTGTGGTGGGATGAAAGTGTTCCAGCCTTAAAAATTTACTTGTCTGGCGGATGGACTTTAGTTTAATAAATTGATAAATAATTCTGATTACTAGCAGATAGTAATTTTATGCGGTCCCCGCCGCGTAGGCCTAGAACGCCATAACATAAGGAGAAACAAATGGGTCGTCCAATAAAAATTAGACATACAAACGGATCAACACCAGTTGATACAGGATATGATAATCCTGCTGGTTCTGGAAATACATATGGTGTAGTTGGTGGTATTACCAGTCAGAGTGGAAATCAGATACTATGTTCAGTAAAATTGCCTGGATTAGCAGCAGGTAATGGTTATATTGTTCGTCAGCGTAGTGCTACTAAGTTTTTAGTGGCTAATGCAACTGCAATTAATGATGAAGCAATAGTTGCTGGCGTAACTTATATTATCACCACATTAGGCACAACAAATTGGGCAGCCTTAGGTGCTAGTTCAAATGCAGCAGTAGGTGACGTATTTACTGCTACCGTTTCTGGTTCAGGTTTAACTACTACTGGACAAGTAAACCAAGTTGGATTATGTGCTCTAAGTAACACAGCCCCATTAACAGTTGATGGCACGATGAGTATTACTGCAACAAGAGCAGATGCCAGTACTTTCCGCCTAGCAAAGTTAAGTTCATATTTTGGCCTTGATTTTTTAGGTAATGGATATGTATTAAGTTTCAATGCTGCTGCTGTAGCAAATCCATCAAATGGTCAACCTTACCCAATTGTACAGGTTGCAAGCGCATAATATTTTTAAAACATTGTGCTAAAAGGGTCCACGTGGACCCTTTTTATTTTAGACTATCATGTATTATAGCAATTTTTTCTTGTATAATTTTATAACTAAGTGTATTAAAAAGACCACGATGTAGCGGTTTGGGGTAGGTATTACTATCAATCCAGGAATAACCACAATGTTCTTGATTAAGTAGTGGTGTAAATTCATTATCAACTATACAGTAAAAAGTATGATAGATAAAATTAGTATCACCACTAGTAAACTGCTCTATTGGAAACAATTTAGCGTCACTGGGCCAATAATTAATTTCTTCTATGCATTCACGCTCAAGTGCTGACCGTAGAGTTTCACTGCGTTCAACTTTTCCACCTGGTAATCCCCATTCGCCTACATTTTTGTGTGCACGTAATAGAAATAAATGCCTACGTGTATTTTTTGCGTAAAAAATTACGCCAACACTGTTATTGGTACGTTTAGATGACGATTGACCAGTTTCCTTGTTCATACCAGCCCTCAACTGATTTCATCCACCCCTCGCTTGGTACATATCTATACTGTAGCCCAGAGGTAAGATTTGTTACGTATTGTATACCCATTTCAGTTGCACTGTCAAGTACTATTGTCCACGCTGTGCCATTGTATTCAATAATAGAATTGGCGGCCGCCCCCAAAGTTAAACCGGGCCAGGCTGACTCGTTTGTTGAAGGACTTGGATATCCCAATTGTTGAGCAATGTCGTTAAGTATTAAATATCGTTGACCTACAACTGACGCTGGCAAACCATTATCTGGCCATTTTTGCAGTGGATCAATTGCGCTATTGATCGGATCAATAGTATTTTGTGGTAAGGTATCAATATCAACATTAAACAGTAAAAATCTATCATCAAGTGGATTGTATGCTATGGTGCCCTTAATTTCAGTTTCTAGATATGGGTTCTGTAGAGATATCATACTAACACCCTCACGTATTACACCATAAGCATTTAATAGAGCCTTCCAATATATACGGGTATCTGGTGCAGGCTCGCTATCTAGGCTAGAATTAGATGGGTAGAATGGTTGATCTTCTGGTAGTAGTTGTAGTTGGCCATTTATTAATAATAATTTATAGCCATATGGTGTAATTTTTTGTCGTGTACCTAGTAGCAGATCCTCATCTTCAATGTCTTCTCGGTATTGCCCACGAAAAATACTGGCAATAATTCGTTGAATAATTTTCATTTTAACAACTTTAACTGGACTACTAAGCCAGATTGGCATATAGAATTTCCAACTCATAACATCAATGGGATTTCCTGTACCCATTGGTATGCTACGACTAGTAAAGGTTAACCCGTCCTGATAAACTACACTTAGACTAGTCCAGTCAATAAAATTATCAGTGCTTTGTAATTCCATACTAGGATTAAATAGTGTACCTAATTGCTCCAATAGTTCTAATTTTTGATTGTAGTTGGTAGTCCAAAAATCAACTTGTACTCTTAGTGTGTATGGAACCGGCATTAATCTTTCTACTGTAAATGCGTTACCTTGAGTAGTCTCAAACTCGCCGGTTTCATCATTGTAGGCTCTTTGTCTTACGTTCATTTTATCGACGAAGTATGGTTCTTGTGTGCGCCGCTGATCATATTCAAGTCCAGTAATATAGTAAGTAATAAGTGGCGCACTAGGCATATTACTGGCACTATTATTGCTTATAATTGTAGATGCTTGCCTACTTGAATCTCCATACATTATTGGTACACGTTTAATTATAGGATTATTATTTGGATCAACACCCGATGTAACTTCCCACTGTGAAAAAATACGTGCAAACTGTATTAAAAAACGTTTTATTTGATTGTCGTAAAAATAGGCTGCCATAATTATATTTAGATATATGATTAATCGGGTTGTATTTTAAGTACCTGACTTAGGCCTTGGCGTGAAGGTATTGTGCCTCCTTGAGCAGTTGGTACTACCGCAGTATTATTAATAAATGTACTAATCTGGCTTTGATCGGTTGCGGTAAGTGTAGGAGGTGTACGAACATTACGTGATATCTCTACCCACATTTTGCCATTAAATCTGTAAAGTTTTTGTGGTAGGTAGTCTAAGCGAAGAAAATAATCACCTAATTTAGGATTTGCAGGAAATGCTATACCTGTTCCAACAGGTTCACCATTAGGCGCAAACTCATCACCTGTTAAATAACCAGCAAGCCAGCCAAAATTCCGTGGTGTAAATCTTCGTATAAAAAGAAATCTTGGATCGCAGTCTGCCAAATAGTCCATTTCTGGGGTTGGCGTGCCGTCAAAATCGAACGCAACCTGTATACCAGAACCTGCAGGCATAGATACTAGCGTTTGGGTATTGATTGTTATTGTTTTTAGGGTTTGATTAACTCCTGTAATTTTTGCGGTAGGAGAAAAAACGGAATTAGGCGTTCCGTTTTCACTAAACAATGTTAATTTTATAGGTAAGTCAACCGTAACCCAGGGTGGTATGTTTTGTAATGGGATTACAGATGAATTTGCTTGTACAAATTGAGCAGTTGTTAATATAAAATTTACAAATTGATCGCTGGTTGCAAATGTATTATCTGCTGTTCCGTATGGTCCATATTGAGTAGTAGATCCTAGTGGAACGGTAAGGATGTGACTATCACCGACCATTGGTCCACTACCACCGTCTGTGGTTACTGGCGCACTAGTAGCGGTAGAAAGTAAAACGCTGGTACCAGCAACAATATTTGGTTTATTACTGGGATTAATATTTTTTGGTACATGCAGTGCTGTGCTACTATTACGATAAGCAGGATTTTGTATCCTGACAATAGACATAGCACCAGATGTAACTGCTTGGTTTGCTATTATTAAATCAACTGGCGGTGCAGGTACACTTCCGTCATATGTTGGTACAACATAAAGTTGAGTAACATCATAACCAGATTTTGGCACTAGTCTGGCCGCCTCTTCTAAATTAGCATTATTAATTTCTATGGTTTTGTTGTATCTTCCAATAATATCACGCAAATTTTGCTCGGTGCTTAACACCCAGTATGCTGGATCAGGAGGACTAACACCAGGTGGTACAGGTTGTATAGGCGTATAAATTTTATCACCCCAAGTCACTGTGTACCCCGGTTCATAACTCTGTGTTGGATCCCAATCACCGATATAATTGTCTTTGTTAATTGGTTGATTGAGTATATCTTGAAATTCTTGACTATCAACTAATGGTTCACATTTAATCCGCCATAGATGAGGCCACCAGGTTTGACTAAAACCTTCACTTGCATAGTTGGCGTCAGTTATTTGATAATAACGGCGCAAACCAATTGGTAGTTGTTCATTAAGGGGGTGGTAATCAGTAAGATGCGGCAGTTCAAACACATCTCCTACCATCAATTTACGTCCGATAACGTCTATCATGTCATTGTAATGTACAGTAATAAAAACAATGTCGTTAGTTAAAAACAGTCCAAACTGGCTTAAATCAAAATCTAAATTCTGTACATTATAGTGACCACGTAACCGATATATGTTTGGGTCATATTTACGATCCCTATTTTCAAGAAATAGGAGATCCTGTATATTTGTAGCAGTATCATCTGGATAATGTGGCAGAGTAAAATCTTGGGTTGTACTTGGGTTATTTGCACCTATGTATTTGTGTATATACAAATCGGTAGCACCCACCGTAAACATTTCACTAATGGTTCTATCAATAAAACGGTAATCGTTTGTTTTTCTTTCTTTCCAGAGTGATAAACGTGGCATTTAATTAGGCAACCTTTACTGTATTTATCCCACTAATTTCCAAAAAAATTGACAATAAATAACCGGTCAGATATAATGTATTCCATTAGTTAAATTGGAATTACTATGGCAACCCGTACACAAAAAACTAAGCGTTTGAACACTGATGGGGCATTTATTATGCCTGAATTGGTAGTACGTGATGTGGATACAAAGTATACTGGAGGAGAACCTTATTTCCCGGTACAACCAGAATCAGAACGTAGGGCTGGTGCACTTTCGGCTGCCTTTAACTGGTATAGCAGATTCTTTGATAAAAAGATGGCTAAAGAACAACTGGCAGTATACTTGGAGAATACGGAAGTAGATTCTAACAATGGGATTACTCTTGCTAAGAAGTTGCGCCGAGTAGATGACAAGGAAATTATGCAGACATATGGCTGGCTAGCCAGGCTAAGTCTACGTGGATTAAAGTTGACCAGTGAAGAGCAAGCGAGGTTGACCAGCGAAATTGAAAGGCTGCTACAAACAGTGCATAAGCCAGTTGTAGTCGAACCAGTACAAGAGGTAAAGACTAATCGCCCTAATGTTCAGGAAGTGATGCGTGATAGGGCAAGAGAGGCTGCTGGAGAGTTGGAAGGCTGCCTGGATGAGTTTATTATTGCCGGTGCAAAGGCAGCCAATACTGCTACTAATGCCGTAGGTATTCTTTCTGAGCGTAATATTCTGCCACAGCATATTAGTATGCTCACAGAGGTCTGGAAAAAGAAGTTGACCGAATTCAATCAAGTATTGGAAGGTCGTGATCCACAACTAGTAGAAGCATATAGCCATTACAGTAAGCACCAAATTAAGGCTGTTGTAAAATTTATCGAGGGTGTTCTTGCCGGCCTAGACAGTTATATTAATGTTAAGAAGGCAGCAAAAACACCACGTAAGCGTAAGGCAGTTCCTCCAGAAAAGCAAGCCGCCAAGATTAAGTTCCTAAAGCAGTACCCTGAACTGGGGTTGACCAGTATTCATCCAGCCAAAATTATCGGTGCGGTTGAGGTCTGGGCATATGATACTGCAAAGCGTAAGTTGCACTACTATGTGGCTGACAGCCATGTTGGCACTCTTGCGGTTAAGGGTTCCACTATTCTAGGCTTTGATACTGGCAAAAGTGGCGTAAAAACAGTGCGTAAGCCAGAGGATGTACTTAAAAAGTTGATGGCTGCTGGCAAACCAGCGGCACGTAAGTTGTTTGATGCTATTAAGGCGGTACATACTCAGCCTAATGGTAGAACTAATGATGGTCTAGTTTTCTTAAAGGCGTACTAATACGGTGGTGGATTCTGATTTATCCAATTATATTAGAAGTAATGTAGACAGCCGTGGTATACCGTCCATAGAAAACAGTGAATGGTGGATGGTTACTGGAAGATGGAGTCAAGCCCAGATAAAGGCTGCCCTAGCAAACTATATTGTAGATTGTGCAGTACCATTCCCCCTAAAAACTATGGAGCCAGCGGATCTGGAAGAATTATTCTTACGGTTCTGCAAAACCAGCCATCTAGGTGAATATAAAGATTTTGGGGTGGTGCATGAACGTCAAGACTACCGGTACCCTTATAGTGCTAATCCTCTAGGCGTTATAGATAAAAGTCATGCCTTTAATCCTGTAAGTAATTACTTCCAGCAAGAAAATCGTATGCGGTGTGGCAGCAATGCTGCTGATAGTCCTTGGAGCATATGGCATTCTAAGGAAAAATTACTTAAGATGAATTGGCATTTCTGGCGGAAGGGCGCCCTAGGTAAAAGCAATATAGGCGAGTCTACTTTCCGTAGTGCATTCCGTATTGGTACATATACTGCAACTCAATTTAAGCCATCAGTTGCTAAAGCCCTATATGAAAAACACGGCGCAGTAAATGTGTTAGATACTAGTTGTGGCTGGGGCGATAGATTGGCAGGATTTTATGCCACGCCTTGTACGAAACTATACGTGGGTTGTGATCCAAATCCGGAAGTGTTCGCTACTTATAAGCAGCAATGCTTGGAGTATGAACGCATGTTAGGGGTCAAGGCGGTGGTTATTGAAGGTCCTAACTATTTTATATGCAGGGGTAATAAAACAGTTGAGGTATGGAATTTACCAAGTGAAGATGTTGATTGGACAAAGTATACTGGTCTATTTGATTTTTATTTTACTAGTCCTCCATATTACGAAACTGAGCGTTATTCTGCTGCAAATAGTGCAGGGCAAAGTTGGGTAAGGTATCCAGACTTCCACTCATGGAAGAGTTTCTTTTTTGGAGTGAACCGTGCTGTTTGGAATACCCTGGCAGATGGTGGATATATGATGTTGAATATCATTGACCCACGCACTGGTTCTAAACGTTTGCCGTTATGTGATGATATGGTAGATGATATTCTTACCTATAGTGACAGCAATTACCTAGGAAAAATAGGTATGCGTATGCAGGCTAGACCACATGCTATAGTGGGTACACCGGCTAATAGTGTTTTTGTGGAACCAATTTGGGTTTTTCGTAAAGGGTCAGCCAGATATGATCCTGCTGCAACGCCTCTACAAGATTTATTTAAGATAGGATAATTTATGGTAACAAATGTATTTGCCGATCAGGCAAAATTTATGCAAGCCTGTGATCAATCAACAGGATCATGGAATGAAGCGCAATTCAATCTCTACACTAGATTGATTGAAGAAGAAGTAAGTGAGTTATGGGCTGCCAATGCTGCAGGTAATAAGACTGAATGCCTTGATGCTCTAATTGACATATTGGTGGTAACCGTTGGTGCCCTACATTCTCTTGGCGCGGACGGTGAAGGTGCATGGGTTGAGGTAATGCGTACTAATTTTGCTAAAATTGACCCAGAATCTGGTAAAGTACGTAAGCGTGAAGATGGCAAAGTACTAAAGCCTGATGGATGGCAATCTCCACAACTGGCAAAGTTCCTACATAATTAGGAGGTTGTTGCTTATCTGTTCCGGTAAGATAAATACGCTATAGTTTATAGGTGAATTATGGCGGATCTAACCGAAATGAAGCAGAAGTTGTTTAGGAATGTTGAACTACGTTTAGGTGGTGGCATTGTAGATGTTGAGTTAGATCCAGAACATTACGAGGCCGCCTACAACTATGCTATAGCAACATACAGACAACGTGCCCAGAATGCATATGAAGAGTCTTACAGTCTACTAACTATAGAAAAAGACCGTAACAGTTATATCCTGCCACAGGAAATAATGAATGTACGCCAAGTTTTTAGGCGAACGGTTGGTCTTGAAACAGGACCATCAGCCACAAGTTTTGACCCATTCAGTAGCGCCATACTTAATACCTATCTATTAAACTATAACTATGCTGGTGGGTTAGCAACCTATGATTTCTACGCAGGCTATATTGAGTTGGCTGCACGTATGTTTGGTGGTTATGTAATCTTTACATTTAATAAAGTTACAAAAGAAATACAGTTTGTACGTGACTTTAAGGGGTCTGGTGAAAAAGTTTTGTTATGGACTGACAATCTAAAGCCAGAAATTACACTACTTCAGGATGTTAATATAGCAAACTGGATTACTAGTTGGACGTTAACGCAGTGTAAAATGATTATTGGTGAAGCACGTGAAAAATATGCCCAGATTGCTGGCCCAGGTGGTGGTTCATCTCTAAATGGTCAGGCAATGAAGGCAGAAGCCAAAGAGGCATTTACTGAATTGATTGACGAATTAAAACGGTATGTGGATGCATCACAGCCACTAACTTGGATAATCGGCTAATTGACACCGTTCTCTGGTTGATGTATAGTATCAACCATGATTATTTCAATTTCTGGACTTATTGGTAGTGGCAAAGATACTATTGCCGATTACTTGGTAAATCGTCACGGGTTCCGTCGTGAAAGTTGGGCAGGTACTCTTAAAGATGCTGTTTCAGCCGTGTTTGGTTGGGATAGAGATTTATTGGAGGGAAAAACGCCACAAAGCCGTACGTGGCGGGAATTACCCGACGGGTGGTGGTCAGATCGGCTAGAGCAAATAATTACTCCTAGAAGGGTTTTACAGGAGTGGGGCACTGATGTGGCCAGGAATGGTTATCATGATCAAATTTGGATTGCCAGTCTAGAAAATAAGTTACGCCACGTAGAGGAAGATGTTGTAATCACTGATAGTCGTTTTCCAAACGAAGTGTCAAGTGTTAAGCGTATGGGTGGTATTACAACCAGGGTTAGTCGTGGTGCTGACCCCGCGTGGGTAGCTGAGTACCTTTCTGGTGGTGTAACTATTGATTTTACTAGTAAGTGGAAAGAAGTACATGCTAGTGAGTACAGTAGTGTAGGCTTGCAGTATGACCACCACATTGATAATAATGGGTCTTACCGTGACCTGTACAAACAAGTCAATGATCTACTTCAACATCACCGGGTTTCCAGGTAAAGTGCCTGCGTTTAACTACCTCCACACAGCACAGGCATATTGATCTAAGATTTATTAGATCACAGTTGTTTAGATCACTGTCAATGTGGTAGACTAATATTTGACTAGAAAAAACACTGCGAAATCCACAGATATCGCAGGATGTTTTTTTCTTATAACCGGCTGTTTTCCATTTAGGATCTGGTGGCTGCAGTTTTCTACCACGCCTAATACACCCCTCACACCGGCTACGGTAGTGCCGGACACCATCTTTGGTGTAATTGTTTGCTGCATAGTTCTTATTGCAGACTTTACAGAATGGGCGCATGTTATTATTTAGATAACTCTTTGCAAAGAGTAGATTAAGGGCTGGTTTTTTCCGTGTTGTGCTAAATATCATTAATGGTATAGTAGTGTTTCTATACCATAAAATTTAATAGATAAAGGAAACAAATATGGCACTAGTATCACCAGGCGTAGAAGTTACAATTATTGACCAGAGTCAATATCTACCAGCCGCACCTGCATCAGTACCCCTAGTTATTTTAGCTACAGCACAAAACAAAGCAAATGCTGCTGGAACTGGCATTGCAGTTGCCACTACTGCTGCCAATGCTAATAAGTTATACCGTGTAACAAGCCAGCGTGATCTAGTTACGCTATATGGTAACCCATTCTTTTATAAGACAACTAACGGTACTTCTCTACAAGGTTTTGAATTGAATGAATATGGACTATTAGCCGCTTATAGTGTGCTTGGTACAACCAATCTATGCTATGTTCTACGGGCAGACATTGATTTGGCTGCTCTAGTAGGTAGGACAGGTCGTCCAACTGGTGCACCAGGTGACGGCACATACTGGTTAAACGCTACACAGAGTACATGGGGTATTTTTGAATTTAATCAGAGTACCGGGCTATTCACAAATAAAGTGCCATTATTCATTAATGATACCTCTGATATGGTTGACCCTGCTACTGGACAGCCAATGGCATCCTTAGGTAATATTGGTGATTATGCGGTGTCATTTATCACAGATGCAAATAATTTTACGGTTGCTGAACAGCCAAGTAATTATGATACTTACTGGTACAAAGTAGGTTCTGATTCAAATAACCCGTTATATAATACATGGGTTGAATTAGGTAGCCCAGATTGGAGAGAAAATTGGCCAACAGTGCAGGGCACTGAAACTAGTCCAACACTAGTTGCCACACAAGGTTTTTCCATCAATGGCGTACCAGTAGTAGCATCAGGTACAACACTCTCATCATTTGTTGGTGATATTAATTCTGCTTTAATTCCTTTTGTTACTGCTGCCGAAGTAGATGGTAAATTATCACTTTATAGTTCAAATGGTGATTCTATTGTAATAAACAATCCTGTTGGTCCAATACTACCTCAACCAATTTTTACTTTATTAGGTATTAGTGCAGGTACATATAATGCAACAGAATTATTTTATGGTACAAATGCCCAGCAACCTGCATGGCGTACTACCGACTTACAACCTCATCCAACTGGATCAGTGTGGATTAAAACTAATTCTGCCAACGGTGGAACAAATTTAGTTTTAAGTCAATATAGTGCCGCTACCGCAACATTTACTTCTGTAAATTGCCCACTTGCCACAAATGACTGGACTATAACAAATAGTTTAGATTCTGCAGGTGGAAAAAATATAGACTTGGGTGCAGTTTATGCACAATATGATGCTGGTGGTCAAACTTTTAATTCCCCAATACAGTTGTTCCGTCGTGCAGACAGTGGTCCAGCTGTGTTTATTGGAGACAATACAGCCCCTGTATTCGCCAATAATGCAACATTTGACGTTCAGGTAAGTCAGCCAGGTTCCGCAAGTTTAACACCTCCCGGCACATACACTGTTACTATGCCAGCCGTAGGAACACTAGATGCAACAGACTTTGTTACTGCTTGGACAGCAGCAAATATTCCATATACTACAGCATCCGTATCCACCACTGGTGCGATTGTTCTTACCCACACCGAAGGTGGTGTAATAATAATGGATGATGGCGGTGTAACAGTCCCAGTAAGCGCAGTTACTGCTGCCGGTTTTGAAATTGGCGCAACTGTTGGCGATTGTACACCAGGTGCTAAGTGGGGTCCATATAAAACAATTACAACTGATAACGTAGTACAATCATCAACAACTGGTACTGGTGTTGGTGCAGAATTTGATATTACCTCTACCGGTTACGATGTTGTGACAATTGGAATCGCTAATGGTGGTAGTGGTTTACCAGGCGAAGAGTATGCAGTAGATGATACAATTACTTTAGTAAATTCTATGGTATTAAAGGTAACCTCTATTAACGGCTCTGATCAAGTTACTGGTGTAACGTGGATTGCCGGCTCACCCGCGCCTGCTTATTCTGTGCAGTTAAGTAATTGGGTGCCAATGGCATATGTACCAAATGCTATCTCTCCAACAGTTTATCCAACAAGTGGAACATTATGGTACTACAGCGTAGTAAATCAAGTAGACATTATGACCAACATGGGTGGTTCATGGATGGGTTACAAAAATGTAAGTTACGCTAGTAACGGTTTACCACAGGCTTCAGGTTCATTTGATACAGATCCTAATGGACCAATCCTTAGTGCAAGTGAGCCAACTACTCAATCGGATGGCACCGCGCTTACTTATGGTGATTTGTGGATTGATACTAACGATCTTGAAAATTACCCAGTAATTAGTCGTTGGCAGGATGTAAGTGGTGTAGATCAGTGGGTATTAATTGACAATACTGATCAATTAACAGAAAATGGTATAGTATTTGCCGATGCCCGTTGGGGTGCAGACGGTACTATAGATCCAGTATATGATCCACTACCATCAATTGTTGAGTTGCTAGAAGAAGATTATGTTGATCTAGACGCACCAGATCCTACACAATACCCACAGGGAACACTACTGTTTAATACACGCCGTAGTGGTTACAACGTTAAACGTTTTGTAACTAATTATTTTAATGCAAATAGTTTTCCTGATCAAGTATTGCCAGCGGAAACAAGTGCATGGGTTACAGCAAGTGGTAATTTAAGTAATGGTTCACCATATATGGGTCGTAAAGCTCAAAGAGCAATGGTTGTTCAGGCATTAAATGCCGCAGTTAATACTAATGTGCAAATACGTGAAGACGACACATTCTTTAACTTAATTGCTGCACCTAATTATCCAGAGTTGCAACCAGCACTAGTTACCCTAAACAATGATCGTAATGAAACTGCTTACATAATTGGTGATACACCAATGCGCCTTGCAGATAATGCTAATGACATTGTTAATTGGGCACTTAATACCTCAAATGCAACAAGTACTGGTGAACAAGGATTAGTCACACGTAATACATATATGGGTCTATATTACCCAAGTGGTATTACTACTGACTTATCAGGTAGCGAAGTGGTTGTTCCTTCAAGCCACATGATTATGCGTACTATGATCTATAATGATACGGTTGCATATCCATGGTTTGCACCAGCAGGTCAGCGTCGTGGTACAATTGACAACGCATCTAATATTGGTTATATTGATTCTGCTAGTGGCGAGTTTATTGTAACAAAAAATCGTGTACAACTACGTGATGTTCAATATACAAACTTTATCAATCCTATAGCATTCTTTACAAATATAGGTTTATTAAACTATGGTAATAAGAATAGTTTTGATAGTCAAAGTGCATTGGATAGAACTAACGTGTCCCGTCTAGTATGCTATCTACGCTACAATTTACAAATTGCGTTACGTCCATTTATATTTGAACCTAACGATGATTTGACACGCTCACAGGCTAGAAGTGTTGTACAAACTCTACTAGCAGATATCCAGTCTAAGCGTGGAATTTATGACTATCTAGTGGTATGTGATGAAAGCAATAATACACCTGCCCGTATAGATCGTAATGAATTATGGGTTGACGTGGCGATTGAGCCAACTAAAGCGGCAGAATTTATCTATGTACCAGTTCGTATACTTAATACTGGAGAAATTGCTGGGTTAGGACAGAATGGGTAATTGACAAGAGGGTCACTTTGGTGACCCTCTATCAATGATAAATAGATTTAAGGAGATACAAAAATGGCTTTTAGTTCAATATCAAGAATGTCCGTTCCAACAGGAAGTGATGGCGCAGCAAACCCTCAGGGTTTATTGATGCCAAAATTATCATATAGATTCCGTGTACTATTTGAAAATTTTGGTGTAAGCACACTAACAAGTGAACTGACAAAACAGGTAGTTGATTTTACAAGACCAACAGTTAGTTTTGAAACTATTACTCTGCCAATATATAACAGTACAGTTTATCTAGCAGGTAAACCATCATGGAACGAAGTTACAGTTAATATTCGTGATGACGCAACAGGTGAAGTGGCTAAGTTAGTTGGCGAACAGGTACAGAAACAATTTGATTTCAGTGAGCAGGCTAGTGCTGCAAGTGGTTCAGATTATAAATTTAAAACAGTTTGTCAAATACTTGATGGTGCCCGTGGAGTTAGTACTCCAAACATCCTTGAAGCATGGGAATTGTATGGTTGCTACATTGTGTCTGCAAACTACAATAACTTAAATTACGGTGAAAATAACGCATTGCAAATTACATTAAATATGCGTTATGATAATGCTGTACAAACTCCACTAGACGGACAAGGTCCAGCCTATGGTCGGCGCAGCAGTAGGACGTACAATAGGACAAAATGTAAGTGGTGTTGGACGTACATCTACTGCTATCGGTGGTTAATTAAGGCAGTAGATGGCTGGATTTTTTCAGCAATTCCTAAAGGGAACCGCGGATGGATTTCTCGGTTCCCCTTATCTTAAGGATTATACACACGCAAGTAAAACATTTACAACAAATGCTTATGGTAATGCGCCTAAGTTTAAGTATTTGTTCCATGTGTATTTTGATGTAAACAAAACACTAATTACAGATAATCAAAAAATATTTCCAGATACAGCAAATCCTGGATTATTAGTAAAAACAATTGATCTTCCTAAATTTAGTATAGCACTTACTGAAATGAATCAGTATAACCGTAAAAGGTATATACAAACTAAAATAAATTATGACCCAATTAGGGTTACTTTCCATGATGATAACTCAAATGTGATTAGAAATTTATGGCATGCTTATTACAGTTATTACTATAATGATCCTAGTCAGCCAGGATCACTAAACACAGGACCGCAAAGTAGAACTATACCAGGACAAGCAGCAACCGCATTAAATGTTAGAGACATATATAGTGCCCAACTACCAGAAGGTCAACGTAATTGGGGTTATTTAGGAGAGAATGGCCAAAATACAATGGCAACAACTCTGGGCGGAGGTAAATGGCCATTTTTTAAATCAATAAAGATATATGGATTTAATCAACATAATTTTTCATTATATGAATTAATAAATCCCATTATTGAAAGTTTCCAACATGACCAGTACAGTTACAGTGAAAGTGCAGGCACACTAGAAAATTCAATGTCTATAAGATATGAATCTGTTAAGTATTTTGAAGGCGCATTAAATGGACAAAATCCAGGAAGTATTGTGGATCGTTTTGCAGAAGATGGAGTATATGATAAAGAATTAAGTCCAATTGCACGTGAGGGTAATAACCGTAATATTATGGGTAAGGGCGGACTAGTTGATTCTGCACAGGGTGTACTAAGTGATTTGAGTAATGGTAATATCTTGGGTGCAATACAGACAGCAGGTCGTATTAGCAAAACTTTTAAAAATAAACAACAACTCTTACAGTCAGCAAAAGCCGAATTGGTAGGTGGTGTAATTTCTGCGGTGTCAAATCCTCAAACCGTAAGAGGTTTATTTAATTGGCCTGGTCAAGGTGCCACCACTGGTGCAGGCGGACAAGCAGGAAATGCCACTAATGTTCCTAGAACAACACCACCTCCGATTAACACATCAGATAATACACCAATACCCGGCGGACCATAATTCTTGGCATAAATACCATTATGGCACAAGATTATACAGTCAAAGTTTTTGATCAATTTTATAATTTAGACCTTGTCGTAAACGCATCAGAATACGACATTGTGCTATCTTATTTTCAAAGTTTTATAGGTGATACTGAAAAGGCAAAAACATTTTCCAGTATTTTATTTCGTATTTCCAACATTACTCAAATACCTGTACTTGATTTATTGAGTACATTCCAACAGGGCGAAGCACCTAATATTAGCCGAACTATGGCTTATTACCTCAATAGTGTAAGTAACAAAGTTGTATTGTTTGGCGTTGATAACAAAGTTACACCAAACAATTTTGTTACTAGAAATATTATATTAGACAACCTATAACTATGGGTCAACGGTACGCACAGGGCATTTACATAGTTAAAAATCCACAGAAATACGTAGGGGTTGGAAAACCAAAGTACCGTAGTTCTTGGGAAATGATGTTTTTTTCTTTTTGTGATAATAATCCTGCTGTTATAAGTTGGGCTAGTGAATCTATAAGAATACCATACCGTAATCCACTTACTGGAAAACAAACTATATATGTGCCAGATGTTTTTATGTTATACCAAAATAAAAATGGCCAACAGATTGCCGAAGTTATTGAAATTAAGCCTAGTGCACAAACTAATCTGTTAGAAGCACGCAATATGCGTGATAAAGCTCACGCGGTTGTTAATCAAGCAAAATGGCTAGCAGCAAGTGCCTATTGTAAACGGATGGGGTTAAAATTTAGGGTCGTTACAGAGGCTGAACTATTCCACGGCGGCCGAAAATGAGTAAATAATTTACTATGAATAAGCGTCTTGAAGAATTATTTGATTTAGATACTGCCGATACACCGGAAGAAATTTTACCCATGGAATTACCCATTGAAGAAACAAAAATAAGTACGGAAACACTGGCAGCAATAGAAAAAGTTGAGGCAGCACTGCCACAAGTACGAGGTTTAGAGTCCAGTGATAAAGATATGGATGAAATAGCCGACATGGCCAAAGAAGCGTTTAATAATTTAATGGATTTGGGTATGCAAACTGATCCACGCTTTAGTGCTGAAATATTTTCAGTAGGTGGAGCAATGCTTGGCCATGCGCTTACTGCAAAAACAGCAAAAATGCAGAAAAAATTAAAAATGATAGACCTCCAATTAAAACAGGCCGAGTTAGAGCGTAAATTGGCGGCCGCCGCCAAAGATAAACCAGCAGAAGAAACACCCCTGGGCACAGGTCAAATTGTTGATCGCAACGAATTGATTAAGATGATTATGCAAAACGCTGGTAACAAAAATGGCTCTAGTGATAAATAAAGTAAAGGTATAGGAATATTACGATGAAACCATTTCGTCATTATCTTATGGAGTCGGTACGCACCTACCGCTACAAGATTAAAATTGCAGGCGCACCAGAAAAGAATTGGGTAGAATTATTCTGCTTAAATCTACAGAAGTTTGATCCAGTTAAAATTGGCGAACCTAAATCTACACCAATACAGAAGGATCCTTATGGTTTTCCTGGCTTAACTAACCAGGCTGTTACCATGATTGATGTTGAATTTAAATACCCCTGCACTGAACCAATGGTAAAACAATTGGCCAGACTACTTAATTTTGACGAAAATTTAGTTCGTATGGTACAACAAGATTACGATGAATCTGTTAATGGCGAAGTTCAAGGCTATGAAAATCAAATGAAACATAGTCCAGTACTGGATCATGAAGAACTAGAAGATAATGGTAAACAGGCTAGCAAGGATTATGCTGATCAGTATATGTCTAAGATTGCTAAGGAAGCAGAGGCTGACAAGATGGATATGCCTTATGCCGCGCCTAAGACAAAGCCTGCCGAAGACTGGCGTAAGAGTCCAGGTAACAACAAGAGTCCAATGACTACTATAGTACGCTTACCAAAACCAGAAACTGGCTCAACTAAATCTAGGGGTTAAAAAATGGGTATTAAGAGTTTAATCCAACGTATGGAAGAAATTGAAGGTAGTATTGTTGTGGAAGCAACTAAAGAGATTGCCGGCGGTCGTGTCCACAAGGCTGAGCCTGGTGGATATGGACGTAAAGACGACGAAGATGATGAAGGCAAAAAAGTAGAGCCAACAGTTAAACGTGGCCGCGGTCGTCCACGAAAAGGTGCTGATAGTGAAACTGGCGAAGTTAAAAATTGGGATACAGAAACCCTACAACGTTGGATTGTTGGCAGTGTGCCCAAAAATTTACCAGGCAAGCCAGGTCGTAAACACAAAATTAAAGATGAGTCAGCAGTTGAAGAAGATTCCGGTGTTTACCGCCACAAGGGCACATATGGTACAGAATTTGATGGCGATGACGAAGATGACAAAAAGAAAAAAGAACCGGCAGTGAAACGTGGCCGCGGTCGTCCACGCAAGGATGCTGATATTACAGGGCATGTACCAAAATGGGATACAGATACCCTAAGTCGCTGGATTGTAGGTAGTAAACCAAAAACATTACCAGGAAAACCAGGTGTAAAACACAAGTTAAAAGATTGGATGGAGTACACTGAGCGACAAATGATCAGTGAAAGTATTACCAATGAAGGCAGAATGGCCGAAGTTAGTATGGTATTACAAGACATTATTGATGGAAATGCCGACCTGCACGACGTTATGAATCATCCAAGGGACAATATTGAAGAGTTCGTAAGTAATCACATTCTTAAACCCTTAGCAGAAAAACATGATTTACACCCAGTGGAAGATTTTGATCAATTACAGCCATTAGTGATGACTGATTTAGAAACTGCATTAGATAGTGGATTGAATGAAGCACCAGTGCAAGCACCAGTTCCCGTAGTATCCGGCGGCCAATCACAGCAGGCCACTTTAACAAGTACCAGTACTAAACCAGGTGAATCAGATGTTTTAAAGGCCGCTGCAGCCATACTAAAGAGTGGAGGAGGTCAAATACAAATGCCACAACAAAAAACACAAACACAACCTCAACAAGGACAACAACCCCAACAAGGACAACAGGGGCAGCAAACCAATCAACAAATTAAACCAATGGCAGAAACTACAAGTATTGCAAAAAATAGCAAAAAAATAGTGGCTGAAGGCGCAATGGTTGACAAATTAGAAACAATACTTAAAAATTATCCACATGAGCATAAAATGGCTCAAGAGGGTTGGGGAGTACATGAAAGTCTTTACCAGGCTCTATGTGACCACTACTGGGATGAGGGTAGAATACCACGTGACAAAATGTATGGCGGTGGCCAAGAACTACGTGATTGGGTTGAGGGGTGCTATACCGAAGACATACAACCGGTAATGGAAAATCCCTTGGCGCTGGCCGCAACACGTGGAATGGCTGCTGGCATAGGCGCAGGTGCCGCAAATAAATTTTTAGGTGATGATATTGCCATGGAAGAAATGGATGATACAACAACCGCGATGGAGTACGGTATGAAAGAATCAAAAAAAGAAGTTGATGAAAGTGGTCTACAGGCTTACATAGGCAAAAAGAAGTATGGCGAAGAAGGTATGGAAGCCCTACAGAAGGCCGGCCGCGAAGGTGCTAGTAATGAAGAAATGGCAAAACTACGTGCCAAGTTTGATAAGATAGAAGAACAAGAGGTCGAAGAAGGTACACATACCCGGCTTGATACATACCGTGTAACAGATCCTGAATTAATTGATTTCCTATCAATACAAGATGGTGCTGAAATGGAAATGGCAGACGATGATGTTGGTATACTCGTGGTAGATACCATAACATTTCCAGAATTAGCCATAATGGCTTCTAAGTTAGCCAAGCAGAAAAAAATTCAACCAATCGCTGGACACGCAACTAGAGATATTACCGGTAAGGCTGTCCCTTCAGACAGAGAGTATATTAGTGCTCCTAGCCCCCGTGATCCAAAGCCCCGTGTGGCGGAAGGTATGGATAGTTTAACTTTCTGGAAGCGTGAAGCACAAAAGGCTGGTGGCGCCGCCAACATCGACTGGTATGCCATCGGTGTAGAGCACGGCAAGCAAGGTATTTTAATGAATCCTCCATATGGAGTCGGTGCTAAAGCAGTTAATCTATACAGCAAAGGATTAGATGCTGGCAAAAAAGGTGTGGCGGAAGGTATAGTTACCGAAAAAGCAAAAAGTAGGGCACAACAAAAGTTTATGGCCATGGTACATGATGCCCAAAAAGGTGAAAAACCAGCAAGTAAAGCAGTAGCCGACGTTGCCGCATCTATGAAAAAAAGCGATGTTACAGATTTTGCAAAAACAAAACATAAAGGCTTACCTGAAAAATCTAAGAAAAAGGATGAATCTATGGATCCACAAATGGAATCTTGGTCTAAGGAATTAGATCGCCTACTAACTGAAGGTCTTACGATAACAACATCTACTGGTAATGAACATTCACCTGACACAGTTAGTGTAAATGCAACCGATGCTGATGCACATGAGTTAATGAAATTAGTTCAGTCTGCCGGCCTAGGTAAAAAGCAGAGTGCATCAATGAGTGCTCCAGGACAAGATGTAGCCGGAGTGACCGTTGAACCAGTGAGTCAAGATGAAGTAATGGGTACTCTAGAGCCAGAAGATGATGGCGAAGAAGCATTTGGATTCTTAAAACGGATGCTAGGTGCACGTGGAGAACACGGCGGACATAGTCACGGTGAACATGGTGATTATGAACAAGAAGAGGGGGAAGAGTGTGGTGAATGTGGCCATGCCGATTGCCAGTGTGATCACGAAGAAGTAGATGTACTTCCTGAAGAAGAGATGGAAGAAGGCAATCTATTTACCGGCAATCTTGCAAAAGCAAGAGCCGCAGGTAAAAAAGAGGCTGATCTAGATGGTGATGGCGATATGGAAAAAGTAAAAGAAACTAGCCAGGCACCACAAGCGAAGAAAAAAACAGACGAGGAAGCACTAGATCAACCTGCAACAATGGAGGGTGATGATTGGGCAGATGCTGCCGGCCAAGATTTAGCAGCCGCAGAAGAAGAATCTGCAAATGAATTGTCAGCCGCCGAAACAGAAAAGGAAACTGCTGTATCAGAGGGTGAAGAAATATGTAATGAGTGTGGCGGCGCAATGTACGAGGGCCATAAATGCTCAGAAGGATTAAATGAGTGGGCAAATAGTCCTGATGGTAAGAGTACCGACGAAGCATTCCTTGCTGATCTAACATTTATGACTAAGACAATTAGTGGCGGTCTAAACAATATCAAGCAAGACCAAACAGTACTACCAAGCACACGTGTAAAAACAGACACAGAACGTGCTGACAGTAGTACATCTATGGCGCAAATGTTAAAAAAATTAGCCAATATTAATTGATAGTAATCCAGCGTAGATTACAGTTACCCACTACCTAGTGTAGTGGGTTTTTTTATGTTTCCATAGCATAAATATATCTAGGAGTTTTACGATGATTACCCTACAATTATTACAAGCAGTATGTCCAAAAACAAAATCAGCAGTACTTGAAAAGTATGTAGATCCACTTAATGATGTTTGTGACTACTATGAAATTGTTAACACAAATGAGCGGCTTGCTGCATTTCTGGCTCAAATTGGGCATGAGAGTGGCGGATTCAATGCCGTAAGAGAAAATTTAAATTATGGTGCCAAAGGGTTACGTACTACTTTTGGCAAATATTTTCCAACAGATGAGTTAGCAAAACAGTACGAACGTCAGCCAGAGCGTATTGCAAACCGGGTATATGCAAACCGTATGGGTAATGGCCCAGAATCTAGCGGTGATGGTTGGCGCTATTGTGGTCGTGGTCTAATACAGTTGACTGGTAAAGACAATTATACCCGATTCGCGGCAGCCCTAGATATACCTATTGACGAATGTGTGGCCTACATGGAAACGCCGGCCGGTGCCTGTTCTAGTGCTGGTTGGTTTTGGGATAATAATAGATTGAATGGTTATTGTGATCGTGGTGATTTTATTGGGCTAACTAAGCGTATTAATGGGGGTACTATAGGTCTGGCCGACCGCCAACATCACTACGAAGTTGCCCTGGCCGCACTACAGGGGTAAACATGCCACAACCAATCTGGGTTACACCTGCTGGAAATTTCGGGGTTTATATTGGTGGATCTCCGCTAAGTAAAACATTTGCAGCAAATCCATCAACAACCGGTAGTACACTAACTTATACCAAAATAGGTGGATCATACCCAGACCCGTCATTTATATTAAACGCTGGTACAGGAGTACTCACAGGTACACCGGCTAATGTACCGTTAGAAACCCAGTATACTTTTACTCTGCGGGTCACTGAATTTGTCGGTCCTACTTTAATTGGATATAGCGACAGGGTTTTCTCGTTACTTGTTAATCCAGCGCAACCAACATGGACGACAGCAGCCGGCAATATTGGTTCATACCCAGAAAACGTGCCGATTGCCGCATATAACTTTTCAGCAACACCGTCGGGTGCATATACGTTATTGTATGAAAAAATTAATGGTAATTTTCCAAATAATTCATTTACCTTATCTACCGCAGGGGTACTTACTGGTACACCAGGTGAAGTCGGAGAAGATACGTCATACCCATTTACTATTAGAGTAACCCAGTGGAATGGCCCTATTAATATGGGTTTTGCAGATAGAACATTTTCAATAACGGTGCAAGGAGTTACACCTCCGACTTTTGACCCAATTTATTATCCGGCCACCACATACTATCCTATTTTTGGTGTATACCCTCTTGGTTTGAATAGCAGCACATGGACTGAATACCAGGTATTAATTAATAATCCAGATCCCAATAGTACTGCGATTGTTACAGTTTTTGATGGCAGTTTACCACCTGGCCTTGAAATTAATAGTTCAGGTTTAATACGTGGTTACGCAGACAATTCTAGTCTAAATTACCAATTTACATTAAAAGTTGAAAGTGTATCAGGGTTTAATACACAAAATTTTTCAATACAGATATTACCTGTGCCAGCGTTACCAGCCACACCCCCACCAACAATACTAAACACCAGACCAAGATCATTTACAATTTTACCAGCAGACCCAAATAAACCATACTATATTGATAGTTCTGGATTAATAGGAGTGTTTTCCCAAGATAACTATTTTATCTACAAAATATTAGGTAATAGTTTTGCTTCAGGTCCGGTATCATATAATATTACCGGATCATTACCGCTAGGAGTTACAGATAACATAAATTATCGTCCAGATAATACCACTGCAACGGTGGTTGATCCAGGGTTAGGTTATCTAGTGGGTGATAGTGTGACAATTAGTGGTGCTGATATTGGAGGAGTCACACCAGGTAATGATTTATATTTAACAGTTGTTGCTGTTGATGGCTCTGGTGGAATAACTGAGTTACAAGTAAATACGTCTGCACTAACCAATCTTAACGTGGATAGTGAAAATATTTATAGTACAAAAGGAATTGTGGGTGGCACCGGGGTAGGAGCAACTGCAAATGTTGCAAAAATTAATGCAGGTTGGATATTAGGTACAATAACAAATAATCCAGCACTGACAGTTGAAACCTACAATTTTACATATACAGCGATAAACAATATAAATGGATATACTAGTGATCCTATTAGTTTTTCTATGGAGGTGGTTGCTCAGATAGACAATATACCATTTGATATATCAGTGGTCTGGTTGACTGAAAGTGCAATTGGCACTATTAATATAGGATCAATAAGTAATTTGGCAGTTGTTGCTGAAAATGTAGGTGGACTTTCTCTAGAATATACTCTGGACTCTGGAAGTTTACCGACTGATTTGACGTTAAACTCCGATGGCACTATATCTGGAACTGTAGCATGGGAAACAGAATCTACATTGACTCCAGAAGGCGGAACGGTTGAGTATACATTCACTGTAATTGCTCAGAACATAACTTATCCGGAAATTACATCAACAAAGACCTTCACCTTAAATGTTTACCATAAGTATGGCACTAAACCATATGAAAGTTTATATATACGCAGTTTATTTGATATACCAGACAGGAATATAGTTGCAACATTGTTAAACGATGACTATCTAATCCCAGAGCAATTTACTTATAGACCAGATGATCCTAATTTTGGAAAAGCGTCTGATGTTGTTTATCAACATATGTATGGGGTACCAGCATCAACGGTTAATGAATATATCACAGCGGTTGAAAAAAATCACTATCGCCGAAATATTATTTTAGGTCCAATAAAAACTGCTATAGCAAAAGATCAAACGGGAGTCGTGCAATATGAAGTTGTATATAGCGAAATAGTTGACAACTTAGTAAATAATGACGGAGTATCAATCAGTAAAGAAATTACTTGGCCATTTGCTGTTCCAGTTTATGTTAAGGCACAAATTTCCAACATTGTGCGTTTAGGAAATGTAGTAACAGTTACCACACTGGATCAACACAATTTTTCAGATGGATCAGAAGTTATTATTGGAAGTGTATCTGGAGGAACAACTCCATTTGACGGCATTTTTACCATAACATCAACCACAACTTATACATTTATTTATAACCAAACGGGCGCAAATGAGTCGGGTGTGATTAATGTTGACAGTAAAGCAATATCAAAAGAATTTGAGACCACCTTTTATCCAAATAGTCTAGATAATATGAACAAACAGATAGCAGATGAACTTGGTCAGGATACGCAAGCAAGCCTACTTCCACTGTGGATGTCTGGACAACAAGAAGATGGTAGTATTTTGGGTTTTACTAGGGCATGGGTAATATGTTATACCTTGCCTGGCTATAGCAAAATAATTAAAAATAATATAATTTCTCCATTCACTGAACAAATACCAATTTTGAGCACACAAGCAGCAAATAATTTACTAGAGTGTACCAGCACTGCTGGTTTTTATCCTGGAATGCGGGTTATATTTTCAGGTACAAGTTTTGGCAACATTGTTTTAGGATTCTATTATTATGTTTATACTATAGTTTCAGAAAAACAATTTACGATTTCCCAAACATTTTTAACAGGGCCAGCATTAAATATAACTTCGGGAACAGGATCAATGTTCATGGAACATCTAGATTGGGAATACCGCCTAAATCAATTAAATTATAGAATTGATAGATTTGAAGTTAGTAAATCACTATCATTTGATTACAACCTGTCAACCAGTACATGGACAGCCTTACCTAGCGGTGTTGATCCGACTGATAGCCATGACGAATATATCTACTTCAACAAGAATATCCTAGGCAACCAATAAAATATGAATAAATAAAACTATGAGTGCAATAAATACCGGTTCAATAAACGTAAACTACCCCGTACCTGGCGTAAACAATAGTAGCCAGGGGTTTAGGGACAACTTTACTGCTATAAAAAATAATTTGGATGTTGCCAGTACAGAAATCACGGACATCCAAAATAAGGCAGTTGTTAAAAGCGCACTGGTAGGCGTAACCCTAAACAACGATATGGACAATACCATAATCAGTAATGCACAAACCTTAAGATTTCGCGGCACTACCTACGCATTAGGAAATAACTTAAGTGGTGTAGTTACAGTAGACCTAACTAAAGGTGATCTACAGTACGGTACAGTAGACGGAAATATTACATTTGATTTCACTAGATGGGCACCATCCGGCACCAGCAGTTCTGTACAAGTTATGCTATTTGTAACCGATCCAACTTACACGATTACTTTCCCATCAAGTGTTCGTATTGGTAATACCACAATTGAAAATTGCACCAGCAACGTAGTAAGCCTTGTTGGATCACTTGGGCTTGATACACCTTCAATACTACATTACACCTTCACTACAATTGATTGTGGCACAAACATTGAAATTGTGCCTATGAATCGTCCAAGAAAATCAACTAGTTTGACCACCAACGCACCAACAACTTCAGTTGGGGTAGAAGGTGATAAAATTGGTGCAATAGCCATGGATGCATCCTACCTATACATATGTGTAGCAGACTGGGATGGCACATCAAATATATGGAGCAGGCTTGCTTTACCCCTAACCACCTGGCCATGATAACACACCCATTTATACAAAATTTAAGCAACAAAACACCAGATGAGTTGCTTGAATCAATAACAAAATTAAATAAACAACTCCAGTACATGTACCGTCTAGGTAAATCAGATATGGTTAACCAAATTAATATGGCGATTACCAGTTATAAAACCGAGTACAATAAACGGCAGCAAGAATTATGGGAAAAGAAAAATAACCATAATATGGAAAAAAATATTGACATATCTTGATTACTAGTGCTACAATCCACTATGGAAGTGGATAAGTATGGACAAATAATTTTAGACGAGGTGGATCTGTGTTCCATGTATATGGAAGATCCAGCTAGGGTAATTAAGAATTGCACTGTGTCAACAGAAATCTTATTTCATCCAGACCTTGAAATAACTAATGTACCAGGATTAACTAAGTATATACAGGAAAATACCACAGTTGAAGAGTTTGATAGACGTAATCAGGCATATTGGAATATGCCTGACGAATATAAAAATTTGGATATCGCTGAATGGTTGATAAACCAGTGTAAAACAGATGCCGAACGACAGAGAACAGGGCAGGAGTTGTTGTTATACTTGGAAAGAGATTTATTCCCACTCCTACAGTATTTAAAATATTTGGTAGATGTTATGCGTAAATACAATGTAGTATGGGGCGTGGGTCGTGGCAGTTCGGTAAGTAGTTACGTGTTATACCTATTAGGTATACATAAGGTGGATAGCATTTATTACGGCCTAGACATACACGAATTTTTAAGATAGGAGCAATAAAATGACCAAAAAAACACATACAACAGCACTAGGTGTGCCATTTGATATGGCAGCATTCCGGGCTAAAAATGAGAAAGTGCGGGCAGTTGGAAACATGAATGTTAACGCACGCGGTGATGTGTTGGATAGTAACAACAATGTTATCGAAAATCGCACCAAGGTTGTTAACCGCATGTATGAAAAAACCATGCAAAGTGGTGCAAAGCCAAAGCGTCCAAATCAACATCCAGCAAAACCTCCTGCGCCACCAGTCATAAGTTCAACCGAAACTACCAATAAAGAATTGGAAGACTTAGAAGACCACATTCCAAACCCTAAAAAGTAAAAAATATGGATATACAAAAAGTTAAACGTGGATACCTTAGCAACGAAGTTAAGGGTCTAACCGCAATAGGCAGCAATGTGCTGGTTACAGAAATGAATTTTGAATTCCGTGTAACCACCGCTGGTATTATTCTACCTGGCGATGATGCCAAAAATAGTGGCATTAGACCTAGATGGGGTAAAGTATATGCAATTGGTCCAGAACAGACCGATGTTGTACCTGGCCAGTGGATACTGGTCGACCATGGTCGTTGGACACGAGGTGTAGATATCACGGTCGATGGTGTACGCCAAACCATACGTAAGGTGGATAATAAAGATATACTACTTGTTAGTGACGAGCCTATAGTTGATGATACTATGGGAGATAAAGTTGTATGATGCGCCATTTTTATCGGTGGCTCGGCAAGAAAATTAAAGAAGACCACTATGACACATTGAATAAAGAACCACTGGCAATGACTAGCCAAACTAGGCAAATTGACCAACATGGACTTAATTTTAATGTCTACCGGGCAAGTGGTGGATACGTTATAGATGTAAGGTCTTACGATCAAAAAACTGACCGTAGCAAGAATAGTCTACATATAGT